TTTCATGTTGCTGTTGAGTATCACCTTGCATAGAGGAATAGATACCTGCAATCTATTCCATCTTAGTCTTACCTTCCTGTAGTTTAGGCAACCACAGTTTTTCCCACTTTTTCTTTATATTCTCTAATAATTGCATTGTAGGTTTGCGTTCTCATCAGCTCTTTTTTGGAACCAATGTTCATCGGGAAATCTCTTACCAATCAAAGGGTCATTATTAGTTCTTCTTAACATTTCTATTGTATCCTTTCTTTGATGTTCAGGAAGTTCCAATATCATCTTTCTAAGGACTGACCAATTTTCATTTAATGCGTGTCTCTGTAGGACTTGTAACATTTCGTGTTGTTGCAAGTGTTCTGGATGTTTCCATTGTCCATCATTAGGGGGCAACAACATATGTTCCTTGATTGTTGCTCGTTCACTTGCAATTTCAAAATTAACTTTGTGCATTTTTCTGTTGGTAATCTCTTATTGCAGCTTTAATTGCATCCTCTGCAAGTACTGAACAATGAATCTTCACAGGTGGTAGGGATAGTTCTTCGACTATCTCCGTATTCTGTATCATACTTGCTTCATCTACAGTCTTGTTCTTGATCCATTCCGTTGCAAGGGAACTGGCTGCAATAGCACTACCGCAACCAAATGTCTTGAATTTTGCATCGATGATTTTGTTGTCGTCATCTACTTCTATTTGTAGTTTCATAACATCCCCACACTCTGGAGCGCCCACAAGGCCAGTACCGACCCTATTGCTCCCACTATCCAAACTACCAACATTGTGTGGTCTTTCATAATGTTCTAATACTTTATCTGAGTATGCCATTTATTGCATCCAAACAGGTTTATCTAACTCTTGTGGTTTGATTGAAAAACTCGTAGAACAACCACACGTTGTGACTGCTCTTGGATTTTCAAATCGTGGGCCAGGTGCAGACAAGTCCGTTGACCAATCTATCTCTAGTCCATCTACTACTATATGACTCTTGCGGTCTATCACTATGGGTAGACCTTTAGACTCAAATACTAAATCTTTCTTTGCAGGCTCTCCAAACTCTAAAAGGTATTCGTATCCTGCACATCCTCCACCCTTGACAGTTACCCTCAATGGTACATCCTCAGGCAATTCCTCATCCTCACGAATTCTCTTAAAGTTTCTTGCAGCTATGTCTGTTAGACTTATGCTCATTTTATGTTTATATTATAATGAGTGAAGTTATGGTAATCGCTATACTACCTATCATACCAAAAAGAAACGTACCATAAGACCATCTCAACCACTTATACTTTACAAGGGCGAGTCCTTTACCTGAAAAATACATTTCTCCTGCCAATGCATCATATATTCTATCATCGTTCATTATTGTTAATGCATAATATGCTTTATATTCATTCTTTGTCATATAAGAGAAATGACCAAAATACAAAGGATCAAATTCGTCTGATGTTTGATCCAACTTTCCCAAATTATTTTTTGGGTACTTAGCATTGGGTATTATCGCAATTATCGCAAATAATAATGTTAAAATACAACAAATAGCAAAGAACATTAACGGATACATCAGTATTGGATTGTCAAAGTTTGCAGCTGTAACGGAAAACACAATCGCTGAAACTGTAATCATTTGCCCGGCCTTTCTATCGGCATTGATATTCAGTCTCATCTGATTGGTAACACCTAATCTGAAAATGTTATCAACCGCTGCTCTATCCTCTGGTACACCATCAAAGTAATTTTCCTTATCGAATTTTGGAACGTATTTCATACGTTACTTTAATGGTGGTGCATACAATAATCCTCCATGATTGTATAATCGGTTTAATCCTCGTTGTAATCCTATTGGGGTATCCGGCCCCACATTACGTTCATATATTTCTTTATAATTTCCTACTTGTTTAATTATATCATACGACCAAGATTCACTCAGTCCAAGTTTAGCACCAAGATGTGGATGGTCTTCTCCATTTTTCTCACCCATAAATCGTTGAATATATGGGTCTATGTTATTCTTAAAACTGTCTATGTTCTTTGAATTTATACCCATTTCTTCTGCAATGAACAGAACATATATTGTCCATCGAACAACATCTGACCATTTCTGATCTCCATACTTAACAACTGGCCCTAGTGGTTCTTTTGAGATAATCTCTGGAAGAATCATGTGTCTGTCAGGGTCAGCAAAACTTAATCTATTCGATGCAAGACCAGACCTATCCGTACCATACATATCACAGTCACCCCTTTTATATACGTTCTTTGTCTTTTCGGTGGGTTTTACTGCGACAGGGATATAGTGAATTCCATGCAATTCCATATAGTCTGCAATGTTCTTTGCAGCTGTTCCACTACCACTAAAACATATCCTTGCACCTTCCATCTGTTTTGCAGATGATACTCCAAGAGTTTTTCTTACAATGAATCCTTGACCATCGTAATAGGTTGTGGGCATGAATTCTAGTTTCTTTGCAACATTCCTTGTAAATGTAAACGTGGTTGTTGCAGAGAGAACATCTATAGTACCATCTATCAAAAATTCAAATCGTGTCTTTCCATTGACTATAGTGAATTCGATTGCATCTGCATCACCGAATATTGCGGCTGCAACTGCACGACATATATCAACATCAAAACCTTCCCACCTATCACCATCTTCATTATTCCATATTTCTTGTGAGAAGCCTGGAAACTCATCATTGGTTCCACAAATGACCTGACCTCTTTTTACTACTCGTTCAAATGTTGAACTATACGTTGGATTGTATTCTGATTTTGGTACACCGACTCCAAGTTTTTCTTTCATTGGGTCTTGTCCTTCAGCAGTAGACATTGCCATCATCCAAAATGCCCAAATTATAGATACAACAAGTTTACCCACCATAATCATTGCAATGCCCGATATACTTCTAACAATTCTTCATCTGCAATCGGGGCGGTCATAGTATAATATCTCTGGTGGCCAACCGACATGAATGCTTTAATGTCAGAAAAACTAGGATATTTCATTAAGAGATTGTGAAGAAGATAATCTGGACTTAGGTGACAGGATGCACATTGATTATCCTTCGCAAAAACTCTGGTTGATTTTTTAAATCGTTCTGATTGAACTAATACAGAGTTGAGGTCTTTTTCCATCCATGTAACTTTTTCTTCTATATCTGGAATAACCAAAAAGGTTAAGTATATAAGAAGTGCAATAATAACATAGATAAATGATTTACTTGCAACTATTTGATCTTTAGCTGCAAGTTCCATTTGTTGAACTTCTTCAACTTTTTTATCTATTTCTTCAATATCATGTTGTAGTATTTTTTGATCTTTTCCGTTTGCAACAATTTTTTCTTTTTCAGCCATAATTACCTCACTTCTTTCCTGCTTCGTTTAACTTCTTGGTTATTTGTTGTTGAAACCATTTGAGAACAATCGGTATGCTCACATTAGATGTCAATCCAAAAAGATACCCGATAGGATAACGATAACTTTCATAGGCCGCAAGTTGTGGAACATTTGTAAATACAATAGAAATCAACAAATATCCAGTTGCTGACATTCCCATATTGATAATTAAATCAAGTAAAATCAACCATGCATGGCCACTATACTTGTCCCTATTATCATTCCTATAATTAAATAGAAATATCCAAAAAGATGAAAAGAGGACTAACCCCAGCATCATCAATTCAGAAGTATTAAATATATCAATCATTTTGCTTTGTCTCTCTTTTGACCAATTTTAATAAGTCGGCTGTACTACCAACGAATAATGCATTAGTCACGTTTTGTGCTTTTGTGACCTCCTGTCTTTCTCCATCATTTTCTATGATTTGTTTCTTGCGATGGAGTTCCATTAATTTTTCTTGTGTATCGGTCATGTTTTTTAGTAATTGACCAAACACTTCAAACGCTCTTGGTGATTCTTCTGCTTTCGCAATCTCCAAAAGTTCATCCATGGCATCTCTACCACGTTCTATAATATGATACATATTCTCACGAGCATATCGAAAATCTGTATCTTTTTCTTCCCCATCTATTGTGGCAGGGAGAACTTCTGAAGTATTTAAAACTTCAGCCTCTGTATAATATTCTTTATTATGTTCAACAAGATCAAGATGTTTTTCAATCCTGTTCTCGACCACTTTATCAACATTTTTCATTAACTATCTGTTTCTGCTACTGGATCGTATGTTTTCCCTTGTGGAAAAAACTCAAAGGTTTCACTAAATCCAAAATCTTCATCTGTTAGAGCGCCAGTAGATGTTGGTTCAACAGTTGTTCTACTAACTGTTTGTCCAGCAGAAGAAGCGTCTTCTGATACTTCCGACAACATTCGTATTCGTGTTGCATCATCTATTTCATGTTTATCTAAAATCATATAATTTTGTGCGTATGGTGTACTATCCTCTGCAACAATATATATCGGATCTGCAGCGGTAGCGGCAGACATAAGGTGTGTATCTACAACTGAAGAAGTAATAATTTTTGCATTATCTGTAACAGATGGATATAAAAACCCCTTCATCAAAAAAGAAAGTGTCCAAATAATAGACCGCCTAGATGCAAAATCTCCTTCATAACTGTCTTCACTTGTAACAGAGTTCAATACCAAAGGAATGTCCATTTTAACAGTCATGCCAGAAATCAAAGTCATTGTTACTGTGAAATCTGGTGTAAAGAATGGAAGGATCTGTTCTAGGATTTGTGTTCCATCTTCTGCATTCTTTACAAACACATAAAGGGAGAAATCCCAATTATACGGTACTGGATTGTATTGTTTCTTGAGTCCAGTTGTTCCCTTTTTAACATTCCGGCCCATCGTATTGAGTTTTCTCGCACCATCATAAGTCATGGAGGTCAACTCAAAACCCATTCGTGGAACAGTAAGTGCTACTTTTGGGTTTAGGCTTGGATCTTGACTGATCCTAACCAACATCTTGTCTTTTGGCCCATAAGAAAGAGGAATTTTGATAACTTCGGTTACTGCATCGTTACTATCAGTTCTACGAACTTCTATATTATTAAATAACGAACCAAACGCAACCACCATCTTTCTTGAGGTCTGGTGATAAAAATATGTTCCAAACATTACGGATTTTCTCCAAATGGATTCGATTCAGAAAAGTCAAAGACGGAATCTGCATCAATCTCAAACTGTTTAGAACTACTTACTTTATCGGATGTACCAGCATCAATTGTTGATAAAGTTTCTGTAGTTTCATCGGTTGTAATCTTAGTTGCATAAGTTCCAGTAGCCAGACTTGTTGCACCAGTGATGATTTCTGTCAACGTAAATGTGCCAGTCATATTGATGAGATACAAGTAACTTGTTGCGGAATCCCACCTTGCAACTTCACCAGTAATGGCAGAAGTTCCACCTGTAACTGTTTCTCCTACAGTAAACGTTCCTGAAATACCAGACAGTTCAAATGTACGAACAAAAGATTGTTTTCGTTCAATATCATCAATTGTATCTATTCCAGTATCAAGTGCTTCTTCAGAATAAGTAAAGAGTTCACAAGTCAGATCAAATGTTGGAAGTGCTCCAGCTTGATAAAAGGGTAGTTCGTGTTCAACAAACATAATTTGGAAGAGTTTACTGGTCAACCCAAAATAGATAAGATCGCCCTCTTTTGGTCGAGTCCCTATATCCAAACCTTCCCATGCTCGTCTTGATAGGGAAAATATGATTTGGTCACGTACTTCCAGACCAAATTTAGAAACGAGATCTCCTTCACCTTCAAAACCATCAACAGACTTAATGAACATCTCCACCGAATATGCATCTTTATATTCGGAAATAGAATCCTCGCCAAGAATCGTATCTTCATTGACAAGGGTTCTAGGAATGTAATTTACATCGTAACCAGTTACTTTAATTGATTCGGTGACAATCGAATGTAAAAGTTCTTGGTCATTTTTCGCATCAAAGTTGCGGAAATATGAATTTGTAGCCATTCGATTATCCTACATAAAAGTTATCGGGCGACTGATATTTCAGTTGCAATTCCTCGTCAAGTCGTTCTAGTTCTGTGTTTCCATCATCATAAATTTGTCTTCCGTTTAAGGTTGCACCACCCGGCAACTGCATCCCTTCAAACTTGATTAAATTTTGACCCCATTGTTTTTTAAATAATGCAATCGTATACTTTTTCAGAAAGATGTCGTTGTATATTTCTGTATAAGTTGCACCATCAATCTTTTTAAAACATTGGACTATAATCCAATCACCAATATCAACTGCGTTGTCCCAATCCATGTCCAGATGAAGTTTATCTGTCATGCGATTAAATCTCATTTGTCGTGATGTTCCACTTGAAAACATTTGATTCAAAAGAGAAAGATTCTGTTTAGTGGCCGCAAAATAGGCTAATCCACCGGCGCCTTGAAGAACACTTGGAAGTTCATTTAGATTAAACTGATATTCAACCGAAAACATGTCGTTTGAAGAAAGTGCTCGACTAATTGGTAAAACATCTCTTATTCCAATAATCGTATCATCGATTGTTAAATATCGTGTATCTGCATTTCCAAATGAAACTGCTGTTGCTTGTGTTGCATGAGGTACACCAGTTGCACCAGAACTTGAACCTGTAACTGTTTCTCCTGAAACGAATGTAGCACCAGAAGTATTTGCGGCCCTAAGTCCATTTCCATCTTTGTGTTCCTTGAATTTCAAAACAGTAGAGCTTGTTACTGCATGTATTGTTGCAGTTGCATTTGATGTTCCACCAGTAATTGTTTCTTCGGCAGTAAATGTTCCTGTAGAAGCGCCCGCAAAAGTTAATGTACTTGCAGTCACTTGTTCTGGTAAATAATGTATTTCAGTTCCATCAAAATGATATTCTTGAAACATTTGGATTGATTCATCAATCATATCATTCATCTGTTCATCTGCAAGATTGATATCAATTACTGGTTTGCCTAGTTTTCTCAGACAATATTCTTTTAATTCTGTAGTTGATGCTGGTTGTGTTGATGACATAGTTTCATTTATCCGTTATTAATTTCAGCAGATGGGTCAACTGTAATGAGTCCTTCTACAAGTCGTTCTTTAATTACACCACCACTTTGTGTATATGTAAGACTATAGTAGTATTTTCCCTCTGTGAGTGCCGCTGTTTGAGTTGCAGTCAACGAAAAGGTACAGTTTGCACCAGTAAGAGAAGTTGTGAATGCTTGGGTAGTATTTGCGTAAGAGAAATTCTTGATCATTGCGCCCGCAACCGTACCAGAAGATATCGTTACAGCGACAGAAGCTGAACTTTCTGCACCAATCGTTTTCTCAAAGGTTGCGCCTTGATCAATTGTATAATTTTGAACTTTTTTCTTGATTGTAAGTGCCATTGAACTTCCATAGAGGGTTATGAATATTTATAGATTTCATACATATATTTATTCTATGTAAGTTTCGGAGGTATTA